TGTGGGCGCTTCTGGTTCTGCCGCAGGGGTTTGGTCAACGTAGGTGCTATCGACCAGCACGCGCTCAACCATGGGCTTGTTCTTGGCGTCCATTCGGTAGGGTATACCGTTGGCATCCAGAACGCGGCAGAGTTTGGGTGCGGTGTAGGCTTTGAACATATCGCCCAGTTCGCGCCAGTAAACATACTTGTCAGACATAACTACTCCTTAAAAAAAGCCCCAGCCGAAAGCCGGGGCAAGGGTCGCCGGGAGAACCAGACCGGCGGGTTAGATTTACCAAGGGATGTCGTCGTCACTCTTGGCTTGCGGTGCGGCCGCCTTCTTTTCAGGCTTCCAAGTATCGCGCTCAGCGTACAGCGTACCCTTCTGCGATTCTTTGATGTCGATGTTTATCCACTCGTCATCAGGGTTGGCTTTGACAAAGCCACCGATCCAGCTTTTGAAGTCATCAAGTTTGATAGACATCTTGGCTTTCACCCATTCTGGGGCATTATCATTAGGTTTCTTAATGATCATGCCGTTTACAAAATCTCTGTCGTCGCTCATGCGGCCTCCTTTCTGGCTTGTGCAAATTCGTCAGACTTGAGGAACGCTCGCTCCTCGGTGGTAAATACGCCGCCCTTTGTCGGGGCAACCCATAAGGCTTCCTTTATCTCGTTGGACAACTCAAGCCATATCTGTGCAACTCCGGCAACATCGCCGGTTTTGATGTACTCCTTGATAAAGTAAATGGAATCGAAGTTCTCCCTAGCCACATCGTTATGCTTCAGGATCGGCTCCATCGCATCCTTCACCGACCCGTGTGCAATCGCTGTGGATACTTCATCGGCGCTGGCTATCTCACTGCCGCCGAGGCCCAAGAACGCCAAGGCCCTGCCGACCGCAGACGTTTCAGCATTCTCAAGGGCTGATGTCTTGTTGATCTTGCCGAAGCTACGGTTTTCTTCAGCGTATCCAGTAGCGACGATGCGGTTGTTTGCGTCTCGGATGGCGGCCTTCATCACGACCATTGAATCCTCGGCGCTGATTAGATTGGTTTCGATAGACCAGCCCTTAAACTCCGGTGACTTTCTGAAGTCATCAATCCTTCTGGCAACAGTTAAGTAAACCTTGCCGTGGATCTCTACTTCACCTTTGTTCTTATCGGCCATACTTTTCCCTCCTTTGTTGACCAACGCACATATTAACGCACCTTGGCCCATGTCGGCAACCCTTCCGATAATTAAAAAACCTCATCAGTTTATTGACATTCTGAAAACGCTGATTCAGAGTTAGAGGTTCCGCTCAACGGACAAGGGGAAATTGTGGGATACAACGAAAGGCGCGGGTCACGTTACGGCTCGCTAGGGGAGCGCCGCAGGGAGACAGAAACCGAAAGCCCGGCGGCGGTGTTAGATAAGCTGTCCTCATTGGACAAATTCAAAAGGGTTGGCAAAGATTCGTACAAAGCCTGTTGTCCGGCGCATAACGATCGCAACCCCAGCCTGACCATCACCGATGTTGGCGACAAGATTCTGGTGCATTGCTTCTCTGGCTGTACTCAGGATGAAGTTATCTCAGCCCTGAAAGAACAAGGGCTGTGGGCCAAGGGCTCGTCTAGGTGGGTGCAGACATTCTCGAAAGACAACCTCGACTACATGATGCATTGGTGCCTCTGTTATCACGGGGCGTTTCGGCGCGGGGAAAGGCTTGCTGACATGAACCCCGATACGCTAGATAAGTATGTCAATGCACTGCGGGATTTTTCACCGTGGAGATACAAGATTGTTGAGGAGGACGCATACCGTGTCTGATATTCGTGACGAGATAGACCGAAAGATGGAAGAGTATTACGCCCGCAAGCCAAGGGGCGTGAGTTACGAAGAGTATTTCGGCGCAAACGGCAACGTGTACGGCTCGGCTACACCGATGTCGTCACTGGAAAGACTACAAGCCGCCAGCACCCACCATCGCCTCGCAGAATTGAAGCAGAGGCTCGCTAACGAACGCGAAGTTATATCGGGCATGATTACTACCGGAACCGTAACGCTCGTCTACGCGCCTTCTGGGGCCGGTAAGACGGTCTGGGTTCTGGGCAACCTGTTCAAGTCCATTCGGAACAACCTCATCAAAGGCTCGGATGTCATCTACTTCAACGAAGATGACGGTGCCAGAGGCATAGTCCAGAAGGCAGAGATGGGCATGAAGCATGGCATGGCGATGGTCACCCTAGCCAACTCTCAGGATCCCGGCTTACGCAGTGCTGATGACGCCTTGCGGCTACTCAACATGATCCGCGAAGAGGGACAAGCAGACGGCAAGATCATCATCTGCGACACCCTAAAGAAGTTTGCATCAGTTCTAAACAAGGGCGAGGTGGCTGACATCCTCCATGTATTCAGAGAGTTCGCGGCCGCAGGCGGCACCGTCATTCTGCTGGGCCATTGCAATAAGCATCGATCGCTAGACGGTCGCCTGATCTACGAGGGCGTAGGCGACCTGAAGGCAGACGTTGACAATATGTTCGGGCTCGACCCACTGAATGACAAGTTCGCAGAGTTTCAAGAACTGCTGGTAATTAACGAGAAAGATCGCAGGCAGGTTAGCTTTGCTGGCGGCTTCAAGTATCGGCAGACCAGTGAGACTGTCGGCTACGAAGAGTCGGTCGATTCAGTCGAGTTCCTTGATGAAGATGACATCAGCGACCTGAAGAAGAAGCAGATGGCACAGATCAATGTCGCCAAGGCATTCGCTAAGTACGAGGATGAGCTTTTATTTCTTGAGTCAATAATGAAGGGCGGCGAAGAATACAGTCAGGCTGAGCTATTCAGGCTACTGGCAGACGAGCATTTGAACCCCAACGAATGCACCAAAAAGACTCTGCGGAACTGCATGGATCTGCTGAAGAACAACATGTTGAAACTTCGCAGGAATCCATCAAACAACGCAAAGAATTACCGTTGGCAGGGAGAAAGCTGGTGAGAAAAAAACTTCAACAAAAACATGAACATGCCCACATTGCCCACTCTGCCCCTGTTTTAGGGGGCCGCCCCCCAGAAGTGGGGCCAAGTGGGCCAAGTGGGCATATTCTTGATTTCATTGACATTTTTATTTGGGCCTAATTTATGACGGACGGGCATAGGTGGATCGTCGATCACAAGGATAAACTGCAATTCTTTATCGACTTTGCAAAAGATCAGTTTGAGCAGGGCAATCACCTTGTGTACTCAATCAAGCCAGCAGGCAGGACTGAGCGGCAGAACAACGCCATGCACTTATGGTTCAGACAGATGGCTGAGAAGCTGAATGACGCTGGATATTCCAATAGGCACCCGTTTAATGATGAGGTCGAGATACCGTTTACCGAGGGGCTGGTCAAAGAGATGCTCTACAAGCCCGTCATTAAGGCCATGTACCAAAAAACGTCTACCACCAAGCTAACCGGCAGGGAACTGAGCGAAGCCGCTGAGGTGCTTGTACGGTGGCTGTCAGAGAAGAAGGGGATATATGTCCCGTTTCCACAAACATTGAAGGATGAGCTTTGATGTACTTCACGCTTACAGCTAAAGACAACCATGATGCCAAGCTGATGGGCGCAGATACTGTCAGGCTGTGCGAAATGCAGGGCATTGCACCCAGACTCAAGGACGAGAAGGGCATGGCTAGTAGGGTGGAGAACAACATACGGGGGTTTAAAGCAGAGTTCCTATTCGCCCGGCTGTTCAATCTTCCGCCGCCAGTGGTCAACGTACTGTCAGATGGGCAAATTGACTTCTGGTTAGGGGAGTATTCGATCGACGTTAAATGCTCCTCCAAAGAGGATGGGCCTCTAATCTTTGACTCGCCAGAAAAGTTTACCGCTGACATCGCTGTGGCTTACGGTCAGTCAGGGCATGACCCCAGAACCCTCAAGCTACATGGGTGTATACCTCGCAAGACGTTTTTTGAAAGGGCATACCGGCATGACTTTGGGCATGGCGAAAGGTATGTGGTGGACTCAAACAACCTCGACCCGATAGAAAAGCTATGGCGACTTCACGTTGAAACCAATCACTCGTCCGGCAGGGGGCGACAACAACAAAGGATGAACAATGAAAAATGATGCACAACTGGCCTTGGAGGCCGCAGAATCTATGGCAAAGCGACTAGAGCAGGACGTAGCCATAATGATGGATCTAAGCACTAAGCTACTGAAGGACGTAGACGAGACGCCCCTTGAGATAATCCGCTACGCAGGGCAAAGACAATGCGACTGAAGCGTACACCAGCAGACCATTGGTTTAGCCGATGCGTCAGGATCAGGGCTGACTTTACCTGTCAGGGATGTGGCAAGAAATACGAAGAAAACAGCATGGGCCTGCACTGTAGCCATTACTTTGGCAGGGCCAAGAAGGGCGTTAGATACGATGCAATGAACGCCTTTGCCCATTGTTACGGATGTCATCAAAGGTTTGGCAGTAACCCTGACTACTTCTACCGTCACTACATAGACACCTACGGTGAAGGTGCCTTGGAGATACTCAGAGAGAAGGTCGAGGATGTCATGCTGGGCAAACGGATGAACAAGGAAGCCAAGGAAATCGCCAAGCATTACAAAGCAGAAGCCGCCCGCATGGAGAATGACAGGGCGGCGGGTGTAGCAGGGTGGCTAGATTTCGTTAGCTGGGATTAGTCCAAGTAATCTTCAAACAACCGATTGCCTGTAGTTATCCGCGATATGCGGTCTATGTTGGCAATGCCGGGGGCGTAGGTTCTTAGCGCCCTCAATGCGGGGACGGCCGCATCGCGCTCTCCCGTGATGGCCCTCTCAGCAGACGTTATCATTCCACTGCCAAGCGTTGACACGGCTTCGATCGGAGCAGGAACCAAGCTAACGGGCTGGCCGCCATACTGTTCTGAGCGGATGTTTACGAACCCGCTGGATATGTTTGACGCCAACTGATTCATCGTTGCGCTGGCGATACCCTCGGGCGTAATCACATCCTCAACATCGGAGTTCTTGGAGAGATCCAGAGTCTTCCGGGCATCGTCCCAAACCCCAGCAACTACGCCAAATAGACCGACATATTTTGCTGAGTTGAACATCGCATCCTTGGCCGCCTGAGATCCCTCAGCAGTATTCAGCCCAAGCCTTTGGGCCTTCAAGAGGTTTAGCCCTATATCCTCTCTGATGTTGTTCATCTGACGGTTCATGTACGTCAGCATACTGTAGAACATACGGGCGTTGGGGTTGTCATGGAACGCTTTGGGCAGTGCGCTGGCGCTTACAGGTTGCCACTTGTTCAGCGATGACCCGGCAAAGTTAATGATCCACGGGTTGCTCAGATCCTCGTCTTTCAACGCTCTTACCGTTGACTGAAACTCGCTTTCTGTCAGGCCACGCATACCGTCATGTTTGCGTAGCTTTGCAAGATCCTTTTCTTTGCCACTCTTTGCGAGAGCAATACCTCGCTTAATCGCGCTATTCGTAAGGATCTCTTGGCCCATGCGGTTGACCGTCGATACGCCGCTGATCTTGTAAAGCGCCTGACCAGTGACATCTACAGCCTGAGCGAACCTCGGGAGCCTGATAAAGTTGAACTTATCGGCCGCATCAGAAACGGCCCTCTTGCCGGTATTGGCAAGCTCCCCCATGTAGTCCTTATCAAGCCCCAGCTTTTCATTGCCAAGCCAGCGCTTTGTGTCCATGTTGATCTTTGGGATTACCTTGCCAAGAACGGGCGTAGTGCCAAGCTCGTCCAATGCCACGGTCACAGTACGCAGAACAGCGGGCGCAACAGTCTTGGCCCACGCCGATATACCGTTCTGGTAGACCGGAGCCGTTATCCCCTCAATCAGGTTAAGCGCCGCGTTAAGGGGGTTGGCGAGAAGCGCTGTAGAAGTGAGCCTGCGAGATACTGCACCAACCGCATCCCCGCCCTTCTTGGAGGCAATGATCTGCGATCGAAGACCGTTACCAAGGTTTGCCGATACCGCCTTTGCCTTCTCTGCCGCGTCAGCCTTTGACATTCCTTGCGCCAAATACTGCTGTCTCGCTTCTCTGCGGGCCTTCAATTCGATCATCTTGATGACGTAGTTGACACGGCCTTGGGTCTTCTGGGCATCAGGTCGGTTTCGGGGCGTCTTGCCCTGCTCCAGAACCAGCTTGCCCGTCTTTTCGTCTAGCAAGCCAAATCTCTGAGCCAATGCCCTAGCGGCCATCACGTCCTCAGCCATCTCCTTGATAGCGTCGATCGGGTTGACGTAATCCGATACGGTCATGTCCCCAAGGTTTTTGCCGCCTATAGCGCCTTTCGTAGGAAAGTAGTTGGGCGACCCCTTGACGAGATCAAGAGCCTGAAGGGTTTTAATCTGCTCTTCGACCTGCTTGACCACCGCCTTTTCTTCAGGGGTTCTTGCGGCCGCATTAAACATCTTCCAATCCACTCGCTGTTTCTTGGAGATGCTGTCATTCATCCGGGTGCTAAGGAGCTTTAGCTGTTGGTTATCCTCAAACAGCTTGTAGGCATCGCTAAAGGTATTTTCAAAGACATCATCCAACGCCCTTCGATCGTGACGGATCATCGTCTCTGCGTCTTCTGCGAGCTTTGCGGCCCTCTCGCCTACGTTTTTAACCAGCCACTGCCGCGTACCATATAGAACGCTACCAATCACTCCGCTTGCGCTTGCAGGCTCTACCCTGTCTATAGACTTAGCGTCCTCATCTGCATAAACACGCCTAGTGCGCCGCTTCTGGGTGCTTGTATCTACCTCAAATCCCGGCTTTGACTTCTCTGTGGCTTGCGTGACGGTAACAAACCCCTCTTCACCCCCTATGAACGGGGTTTCCGCATCATCTGCTTTGGCGGTAACAGTCTGAGTGACATCATCTGCGCCCTTGGTTAGAAACGCGCCGGAAGCACCGCCAAGTCCAGCACCCAAGGCACCGCCCAACAATGCACCAGTGGCTCTGCCCTCTTCTTCGCCAGATAGGAAGCCGTATGCGGCACCTTCAACTGCGCCAAGAGCGGCCGCTTTCCTTGCTCTTTCCAGCTTTGTCCCTGCTTGGGCAATCTTTGCCATGCCCATGCCGGGGATAAACAAGCCAGCGGCAAATCCTGCGCCAGTAATGAATTGCGAGGCACCGGGGTTGCGGCGCTCAAAGTAACGCAGTTCTCGCCTAGAACCCTCGATAGCTTTAGACCAGCTATCAGCCTCGCCAGATGCCATGCGGGCCAAGGCGTCTAGCTCATCACCGATACCTGCGGCCGACTCAAGAAAGTCAATGGCCCCAGCGCGGAAAGCTCCATATTCGGCAGGCTGAACTGCGGATCTTCCCCTGCGCCTAGACCTTCTGCGTAGTCGCCGTCTTCGCCTGTCTCTGGATTCGCTCATGGCCTGTCAGCCCTGCTGGAGCCTCGCGTTGGCAGGTCGCCTCTGATAGCCCTTACAAACTCTGGCGTCTCAAAGTCACGAGATGCCCTTCCGCTCTTACTGCCGATAGCTCTTGTGGGGGCGGGCGGCTTGTCTTTCTCTTCTCTGGTTGC